CTACAAGCGACTTATAATCCTATTCTTGGTACAGATGGTAAAATTTATCGTGTTATGAAAATCGCCACAGACATCACCACTTCGTATGAACAAAAGAAGGAGATTGAAAAGAAAAATACATACTTAGAACATGCCGCTAAAATATTAAGACATGATATGCACTCAGGGATTAATACTTATATGCCAAGAGGAGTTAACTCATTAGAAAGAAGATTATCTCAAGAAGATATAACTAACCTTAAAATTGAGGCACCACTTAAAATGATTAAGGAAGGTCTTAAACACTCACAAAAAGTTTATAAAGGGGTTTATGAGTTTACCAATCTAGTTAAGAAAGATGTGGTATTAAACAAGACCGAATGTAATGTAAAAAATATTCTTGCAGATTATTTATCATCAACGGCTTATATAAGTCAGGTGATATTAGACGATAATTTACCAACCCTTGAACTTAATGAACCGTTGTTCTGTACCGCAGTTGATAATCTAATTAGGAATGGCTTAAAATATAATGACTCCGAAACAAAGTTTGTTAAGGTCTATGGTGACGATGATTCAGTTGTCATACAAGATAACGGTAGAGGTATTACCCAAGACGATTTTAATTATTTATCCAAACCTTATACAAGAAAAGAAGGTCAAAAAGAATCTGGGACTGGGTTAGGGTTAAATATTTGTGTCGCAATCTTGGAAGAACATAAGTTTAAGATTACTTGTGAGAAGAATGAAATTGGTACTAAAATGAAAATAAAAATAAAATAAAAAAAGAAAAAATATGATTGATTCAATTTTGTTAGTGGATGATGAGGACTTATTCCACTTGGTTTTTGAGGATAGTTGTTCCTTATTAGACATTACTTTGTCATTAAAAAGTTTAAATAGTTCTGACGAGGCTGCTAAATTATTTGCCGATTGGCAAAAGAATCCAAACGGTAAACCTGAATGTGTGTTTGTGGATTTAAATATAATCGGTTCGTCCTTTGACGGTATTGAACTTATCCGTAAGATTAATTTTGAATACGGTAATAATGTAGTCATTGGGATTATATCCTCAAGTAACGAACCTGAAGAACAAGCTAAAGCTATCCAGTCTGGGGCTCAATTTTGGATAATCAAATCTGACGATATTGAACCAAGATTAGAGGAATTTAGACGAGATTATGAAGGTTACAAAAATAAAACAGCACCATTTAAAGTTTACAGATAATGATTCAATTAGATGAAACAACTAGAAAGGCGTTAATAGAACTATTTAAAACAAAAAATATAGGGCTAGAAGGTAATATTACTAAGCTAATTGATTCATCTGGTGACGATAACTTCAAGAAGTATCTTGAGGATTGTTTTACTAGAGATAAAGAAGTTCGTAAAAAACGTTTGGATATTACAAAGCAAATTCAAACACAAAATAAAGAATTATCAGAACTTAACTCTGACAATGAAAGAATGATGTTTGAACTTCAAGAAACACTTAAAAATGTTGAAGATTCGAAAAAACATATAGAGCTTCAAAACCGTGAACTTATTGCTTGGAAAGAAGATAATGAGAGAATTAGTTTGCAACTTGTTGAACAAATGAAACAAGCTGAGTTAGCAAAGGAACAGGCTGAAAATGCAAAAAAGAATGCTGAAAACGATTTAGATATTTTACAAAAGAAAACACAATTTGAGTTGATAAATACAATTGTTAAAGCAGCTCTTTATGTAATCGTTGGTGTTGGGATAACAACAACTGTTTTATATATGGTTGCAATTTTTATGAATAAAGAAACGCAAGTAATTGGTTCTACTTGGAGCAATATGTTTGGTATATTATTAACCAATGCGTTTAGCATCGTTGGAACAATAATGGGTGTTAAATATGCATCCGACAAAAAACAAGAATAACAATAAACTTAAACTAAATTAAAATGAGTTTGAAAAAATTACAAGAAAAAATTGGGGTTAAAGCAGATGGTGTATTTGGCCCTGGGACACTTAAAGCAGCTGCTGCTTATTATAAAATGACACCAGAAAGAGCCGCACATTTCTTTGGTCAAACAGCGCATGAAACTGGAAATTATGCTATATTCAGTGAAAACTTAAACTATTCAACTGATGGTTTAAAAAAGATATTTGGTAAATATTTTCCAGATAATTTAGCGGAAAGTTATGCTCGCCAACCAGAAAAGATAGCGTCTAGAGTATATGCTAACAGAATGGGTAATGGTAGTGAAGCAACAAAGGAAGGGTTTTTATTTAGAGGTAGAGGTGCTTTGCAAACAACTGGTAAAGACAATTACAAACAATTGTCAGAACATTTGAAAAAACCAGAAATAATGACCAATCCAGATTTAGTAGCCACAGATTTTTCATTTGAATCCGCAATTTTTTTCTTTGATAAAAATAAACTTTGGGATATTGCGGATAAAGGTGTTAATACAGATACAATATTATCAATAACAAAAAGAGTAAATGGGGGAACACATGGTTTAGATGATAGAACTGTTAAAACAAATCAGTTTTATGCTTGGTTAAAATCATAATCCTTTATTTTTAACATTTAGTTACTTATATTTGTTTTAATATGAGTAGTGAGAAAAATCGTAATTTTTTGGCTTATATTAATAATCCGATGAGCAAAGAAAGTATCATGGTTATCTATGATGCTAACAATGTTAAGTTTGATAGATGTGAACTCTATGGAGACTTTGTTCATTCATTATTAAGAATAGCGTTTGAAACATATATGGGTGACGATGTTACTGATATTGAGTCTCAAATAAAACATTTTACTTGGTGTTGGAATAAAAATATTGAGAATTTTATGACAGAAGGTATGGCAATTAACTGTTTAAAATTATATGATTATTTTTTGCAATATATGCTTGAGGTGTTTTATTCTTCTGAAAAAAAACCATCAGATTATGTAGATACGGGTAGTTTAAAATTATGGAACGATATATTTGATTACACTAAATCAAAAACAAATTCCGAAATGGATACGTTTATTGAAATATATAAACTATTTGAAAAATCAATAAAAATGTAATAAAAAACGGTTTTACTATTTATTTTTAGTATATAAATACTAAATTTGTTTTATGAATACCGAAAGATTGTTTAACATCATTGTAACTGACTTAACTTCTGATAAACTGAAATTAGAACAAGAATTGGAAAGAGTTATTAATTCAGATTTGGAAACTGAAACAAAAACAAAAACAATAAAATGCCTATTAACTACTTTAGCTACAACTGAATTGAGTTTAACTAAATTTGTTTCTATGGTAGAAAATAATACAAAATTAAATACAGAAAATTATGGAGAACTTTAATAAACTAAAAACACTTGTTGCTAGCCTTGAAGAAGATGCGACAAAATTTTTTGAGAAAGGGAATAAAGCTGCTGGTGTTAGGTTAAGAAAGGGTTTACAAGATATAAAATCTCTTGCACAAGTTGTTAGAGTCGAAGTATCAGAATCAAATAAAGAAAAAGGGGAATAATGGTAATAGATTTAATTAACAAATTGTTGGTTATTTTCTTATTTATGTCTTGTTTGGTAACTATTAGACATGGTTATTACTTTATACAAGCACTAATAACATCAACTGAAGAAGAACCGATTAGATATAAGCTTCCAGATACATCATTGTTTTATTTATGTGTCTCAATAGCGTATATTTTAACCGTAATTTTTACAGGTATTAAATTATAAAAGATGTCAAATATACAAAAAACTTTAGACTCATTACAACCATATGTTATTGGTATTCGATATCTAGAAGGAACACCATTGGTTGATGCTGTTTTTAAAGAAGGTTGGACGGTTCCTGAAGACCCAACAATTAAGAAACTAAAGGGAAATGAAGAACTTAATTATTTCATGATTTTTAGTGAAACAATTGGTGTTGGATTAGATGAATTATTGGATTATGTTGCCAAGACTATCAAGATAAATGAAGAACGTGAGAAAAAACATGAACTTTTAAAGGTAAAAGTTAATGAATTAAAAGAGATATTCAAAAGAACATCTTTGAATAAATTAACAAATTTAAAATTTACATTTACAGAAGAAGATTTGGTGCCAAAACTTGATGATTTTGAACTTGATAACACATTTGTTGAAGAGGTAATTGAAACACCAAAATCAGAACCTATACCTCAAACATATCTAGATGAAAACAACAAACCCATTGAACTAACTGATGAAGAAAAAGAGATGTTAGAAGAAGAAACTAGAGCTGAGCGAAATAGAAAAGCTTTATTACAGAAAAAAAACAACACTACTAGTAAAGCTGTTAAAGTAGAATTACCACCAAAGAAAAAGATTGAAATGGCAATTTCGGACGGTGATTTTGGTTCAGATTGTGAATGCGATTTAGATGAAGCTTGTTCTAAATGTATAGATAAAAAATGATTATAAAAAAACCCCTATTAAGGGGTTTTTTATTTAATCTAATTTCTGGTGATGTCTTTCTAATGCTTCTTGAAATGTATGAGTAATCCAAACTCCAGCGGTTGATAATAAACCATTTAAAAATGTCATTAGGTATACATCAGTTATTCCAATAGAACCAACTGGTGTTTTATGACCATAATCAAAATGATACATTAATAAAGATACTGCAAATCCCACCCAAGTCCCCAAACATATAAAACATGTGAATAATTTATAAAGACTATATCCACCTGTTCCAAAATTAGCCAAAAAATTTCTCCACCCTTCAAAGATAGAACCATAAATTATATTGTTACAAGCACCGTAACAAATTAAGATAAAAATAATTGTTTCCATAGTTTTTTATTAAAATATAAGAATAATACATGAATTAGTCAATATTTATTGTTATGAAAGAATTTATTAAAACACTATTTAGAGAATCTGTCAATCAAATGAAAGTAGCTGGAGCCCTTATTAATTGTGAAGAAACAAACAGAGTATTATTGTTACTAAGAAATGATGAACTCCCTACATGGTCATTGGTTTCTGGTGTTATGGAAAATGATGAAAACGCAATAGAATGTTTAAAAAGAGAAATAGAAGAAGAGTTATCAATTAATTCAGATTTAATCAAACTAAATAAAGTTAATGTTGAGATGTTTAACGATAAAAACATGGAATTCCACTATTATAAAGGAAATGTTAAAAAAGAGTTTTTACCTAAATTAAACAGTGAAAATATTGATTGGGGTTGGTTCAGCGAAGATAAGTTACCAAGCCCTTTGTATATTGGTATGAAAGAAAAAATCAGAAAAAAATAATTGACTTTTTAATAAAATATATTATGTTTATGGGTGTAAAAATAAAAAACGTACATGTCTAAAAATAAACTAATTAAATTAACTGACGAAGAACTTTCT